AGCAGTAGAGGAGTGGAAATAAACGAGCAACTACTGACCCCAAAAAATACGATTACAGAAAAAGCCCGAACTAAAAAAATACGGTTAGGTATTTTTCTAAATCAAATTTTCCAAAGTCCGAAATGGAAAAAGGGGGTTAGGCTATGGGTAGCCTACGGGTATCACCAACTAGACATCTGTAGAACTAACCGATATGATGAATACAATTCAAGAAGCAACCAACAAAACTAAAAAAGGGGATAGTCAGTGAGTGAAGAATTAGAGACATTTACAATTATTGTTTCGCAAAACAAAAACAAAGATGGCTTAGAAAATTTGTGGACTACTGAACAACTTGTCAGAGGACTACTTGAAAAAGGCTCACTACTCAATGTCTCATCAGTTGTCGCTCACCCGTCAAGGAAGCCAAAGTGATATCAGAAAAAAATACTGACCCAACAATAAATGTCAGGGATTCTTTTGAGGTCTTTCTCTCTATGATGACTGATGAAGAACTTGATGAATATCTAGTAGATATAGAACTCTCTCAGCAACAAAACATAAAAGATATCGCTCAAGTTAAAAGAGAGATAGTGATTCGCAAAGAGCAAAGCGATAGCGAACAAAATAAACGCCGAGACTTTATCACTCAAGAATTTACGACCCCCGTAATTCTTTTGCTATCAGGTGGGGATAGATACTATGGAGTTTTCGCTAACGGTGCTGAGGCTTGCGAATGGATAGAGGCTCAACCACAAAACCTGAGATTACGATTCTCGGTCATCAGACTGCGAACACCCAAAAAGAATCGCTTTAATTCTGATGACTGGTTCTTTGATAAAGACGACCCCACCGAATTTAATGGAGACTTAAATGATTGATAACTGGACAATTTTTATTATCGGAGTTTTTGTATTCGCCATATCGCTATGGGTAGTTCTTATCTGGTGGGCACTCAAAAATATAAAGATATTTATACGGACAAAAAAGATTACGCCTCAATTATTTGTTTCAGTAATTCTTTTGTCTTGGTTTATATTTGTCAATCTGAATAGCACCCTAGACTGGATACTCAATTAAGTTCGCTCTCAGTCTTGACGACTGAGACATATCGTGGGGCTCGGTGTCTTACCCCCTTTCACCTGCCGAGCCCCACACTGATTCTCTGAAACGCAAGCAGAGAATCAACACCGATGAGCCCCGCGACCTCATCGGTGTTAAATAACTGGCTAGACATCTGCTGTATGGGCGACTTAGTATTAACCCATCTCAAGAAAGGGAATACATAATGAATACAACTTTTGACGAAAACCTTGATGAGTTCGTGGCGCGCTGGGGATTCTGTCCTCACGCTGACGGGCAACTATGTAATGATTGCGCAAGCGACCCATCGCAGCGCGCATATTCTTATGAAGAGGCAACCACTCTCACTCACGAAAGACAAATAGCGATATTTGGCTGGTGTGGGTGTGAGGATAACTCTCACGGGGAAAATCCATACGATGATTGCCCGAAGCATCAAGAAGTCCGAATAAAACTTGGAAGGTAATGGGGCGGGGCTACCCATACAGCACTGACTAGACATCTGTCGTAGTGGTCAGATATAATTTATTTATCTCAAGAAAGGGGATACATAATGAGCAAGGTAACTATTACTCTTAAGGCGTTCGGTGATGATTTGGAAAGTGGGCGAGTAGTTTCGTCTGTTTCGTTTAACATTTTTACGATTTCACCAGATGACCACATCGCATTTTGTGAAAAGGTTTTCGCTAACCTTAACCTCTACACGGGTTGGGTCTGGGATATTGTTGAGCCGTTGCTCTCACCTAATCGCACTCACACTGCCTTGAGTGTTGGTGATGAGATTGAGATTGACGGCAAGGTCTATCGTTGCGAAAATGTTGGTTTCTCTGAAGTCCGAAAGGTGGGTTCGTAATGAAAAGCAACCTAATTGCCAATAAAAAAACAATTCAGTTTGTGGTCATACTGGTTCTGGGCGTTGCTCTGGGGCTGGCAACAATATTCGCGACCAAAGAGGAGTTCTCGTGCGATAACTCTGGTCATCTAGTGGTAGAGGGCGACACGCTCTGGGGGATTGCTGAGCAGAAGTGTTCTGGCAATATCCAGAAGGCAACCGATACGGCTATGAAAACTTACGGAACTAATTTAGTAATCGGCACGACTGTATTTATGCCAAGCAAATAAACTGTTTACGCCGTAGCCAACTACTCAGGGCTATGCTTGTTTCAGATAGATTTATCTAAACACATAGAGAGGCAAGACACAATGGCTCACGGGCTAGAAATTAACAAAGACGGCACTGCTCGTATGGCTTTTGCTGACAGAGAAATCCCTTGGCACAAATTGGGAATTCGGATGTCGGGGCTCCAGACAGCCCCAGAGATGCTCAGAGCTGCGCAGGCTGACTTTGATGTCGTAACTACACGGGTGGCAGTCTGTGATGATTCCGGCGAACCAATGCGTAATCCAGATGGCAAAACCATCTTTATTGATGACAGTCGTGCCACCGTACGGGTGAATCCGGACGGCACCTTTGACGGGCTCTCTACCGTAGGGACTCGCTATGTAGTCCAACAGAATATCGAGTGTCTAGAAAGAGCCTTAGCAGTTGTGGGAGCAAGTAAGGGTGAAGCCATCATAGATACTTGCGGCGTCCTTGATGGTGGGCGAGAGTTCTTCTCATCAATTGATTTGGGGCAACTGATTATCGACCCAACAGGCATCAATGACAAGATAGAGAGATATCTCCTAGTGCGAAACGGACATAACGGACGAACTCCAATTACTTTTGCCAATACCAGCGTCAGAGCTGTTTGTAAAAATACAGTTATGGCCGGAATCAAGTCAGCGAACCGGGTCTTTACGGCGCGGCACACTCGTAATGCCGACATAGCAATGGAAGAAGCACAAAAAGTCTTAGAGTTTTCTACCGACTGGGCGAAGTCGTTCCGGGAATCAGCAGAGAAACTATTATCAATTCCGGTTGCTCCTCACTCTCAGAATCTCACAAAAGTTCTTAATGGAGTGTTCCCGGCCGCTACGGGTGAAACTGACAGACAAAAGAAAAATAGAGAAAACACTTTGTCTTTGGTTAGAGGTGTTTACGCAAATGACAAAAATGGCGGCGGCTTTGGTTTTAACGGGTGGTCTACATATAACGCCATCGTAGAATATCTCGACCACTTCAGAGATGCTGCTCCAAAAGAACGGGCAATAGCGTCAATGGATAACAACTCATGGGTTACTTTGAGGAAGATTAAAGCTCAAGAAATTATTCTTTCGCTGGCTTGACACTTAGTCTGAGTAAAATATAAGAACAACAAAGGACTAAAGATGGACGAAAATCTCGAACACAATTCAGAGTTTGAAGATGATGAACCCTCTAGAGAAGAACTAGCACTTTGGTTGAGTGAATACATGTCGAACGCCGTGAGTGCCGAGACTATGTATCGCTCCCACCTTTTAGATTTAATTACCAGCCGGGTTTACGAAGAATTCGGCAAAGATGGCCTTTGCAAATTAATGTTTGCTATCGACAAAAAAGGTAAGTGGATTAGCGACATAATGCTCGAAGACAGCGATTTTGATGAAGTCCTGTTCGCTAACTACGGAATCTATGACGAAGACATAGTTAAAAAAGCACGAGAAACTGACGCCATCATGGAGATGAATAAAAAGATTTGGAGACTCCGCAAAAAGTACTCCAAACTCATAGTTGATGAGGTGATGAACCCGACCCATAAAAGGGCGTAGTCACAACCAGAGCCCCGTTGATGGCTCTGGTTATGACTAGACATCTGTTGTAAGGCACGATAGGATGCAATTGTCTCAAGAAAGGGGATAGAAAAAATGAGCACACAGACAGACATTAAAGCCACAGCAAATTGGGGTGGGAAATTTTCCTATGACCTCAACGCAATATGGCATGAAGATAATTTCGCTTGCGCATCAGAGGAAATCAAAAAACTAATCGTGCAAGCCAATCAAGTTATTTTGAGTCTAGAAAAATTAGACGAGGATAGCGACTTGAATGCCTTCAAGGGCGACTTCGTTGCCCAAATAGAAAAAACAAAAAAAGAGATGAGCGACATCGTTCAATCAGTAGGAAATAATTTTCTAGAGGTCGCTTTGAGAGAAATCGCTAAAAGGGCTCGTGAGCATAAAGCAGAGAGGGGAAAATAAATAATGAGCAATGTAGAAATTGAATCAAGGTGGACTAGCACAATGGGAATGTTCTCAGTTGAATCAGGCTGGGAGTTAGCCAAAGCACTTAGTGACTTCATTGAGTCTCACCCACCTTATGTGCAGTTCAATACAGACCGATATTTATCAGAGGACAGCGCATATCAAGCCTTTCTCAGATTCGCAATCAAGGCGAACTCAGAGTTTGACCGAGAGGGCAAAATGAGCGAGATTCAGGACAGCGATGTGAGAGACAATATCTTGGGCTTGCTAGAAGATTCAGATAGAACTAAATCATTCGTAAAGTTCGTAAAGAATTTTCGGGTCGCACAATGACTGAAAAAAATCTGAACGAGATTGATGAGTGGTGGGTCGGCTTTCTCGCCGACCAGACCGAACTAGCGAGAGCGCACGCAGAAAGAATGTTCAGGCGCAACGCTGACAAAAAAGAAATTTTCATGAGTGCTTTTCATTGGGCGATGGTCAACGCACGACCAGAAATCTGGGCAAGGCTCACGAGCAAGACCGACCAAACGGCGACGGTCTGACGGGCTAAGTGAGTTTGGTATGTTAAACCGTTAACATACCGAGCGTCAGTCTCGCCATAAAAATTTTTCTACGGAGGTCTTACATACCTTTGACATACTGATGACATACCTCAAAATAAGCCCCGACTTGAGATTTTGTGACTAGACATCTGTTGTAGGGGCAGGGTATGCTGGGATTGTCTCAAGAAAGGGGATAGAAATGAAACAAATTATTCAGTTCCACGATGGGCAGATGATTCGTCAGCGAGTTGTCGCTGATAGCCATGGGGTTGCACTAATCATGGGTAACCTTCGTAGCGCAGGGATTGACATGGCGACTGTCATCGTGACCAATCGTCACGCAGAGAATTACCCAATCGGGTATTTGCACTACGAGTACCCACTCGTAGGCGACAAAGTCACTGGAATCTTTAGTGAGTGATTCCAGAGAAAGGGGATGACAAATGATTTACTTTTGCGTCATCGTTTTGGCAGTTTTTATAATTGCTGTCGCCAAAAAACGATTGGCGATTAAGTCAAGCAAAAAAAGACACCCGACTGCTCGCAAAATCTAAGGTCGGGGCTTAGACTGAGCATATGTCTCAATATCATTGCTGTATCTGTGGGTTACCAATCACACCTGACCACAATATTAGTCGTCGGTTAGCCATAGTTTGGCTAAAAGGAAAGAGCAATGTTATAGACAGCGTTGAAGACGAACTCTATAAATACCGACATGAGTTTTGTGAATCAAAAGAAATAGAATTCATACAGCCGGCATTATTCTAAAAAAGGATGGACATGACGATTACTAAACTAAGAAAACAAATCAACGATTTTTTTATAGAGCGAGATGAGAATGTTTTGCTCATGGATGGGTTTGATGAAGCCTTTATTGGCTACTCTCAGCGCATCAATGAACCCGTGCTTGCTGTCTACTCTTGGGAGAAAATGGTTGATGTTTGTATCAAAAGAGACGGCATGACCTATGACGAAGCGACTGAATACATTGAGTACAACTGCACCGGGGCTTGGGTAGGCGAAAGAACACCGATTATAGTTATGCCATTTGAGGGCTAGACATTTGTCGTATAGGGTCGATATACTTTAAGCGTCTCTAGAAAGGGGATAACAAATGGTTAAGTATCCAGAAATAGAAGTCCAACTCACAGGCAATGACGGCAACGCATTTGCCATTATGGCTTCAGTTCGTAAGGCTCTACGCCGAGCAAAAGTGTCGGCAGACGAGATAGATGAATATGTTAAACAGTCAATGTCGGGCGACTACGACAACCTCTTAAGGGTCGCTATGAGTTGGGTTACAGTTCTCTAATGGAACACAAACCAGCAAAAAATAAAGACGAACGCCATAACGAAAATAGAAAACCTAAAAAGCCAGAAATCCCTGACTTTGTAGATGAAGATAATCTATACATTAGCGAAACTATTAAAAACATGAATAACGAACAAGATATTGGTCGGTATGGAAACAAAAAATGGTGTACTAATTGCGGAGATGAATGGTCAATCATTGGAGAAGATGGATTATGTCCAGAGTGTTTTCAAGAATATCACGGTTTGTTTTAATGAGTAATTGTGGCTAATAACAGCCCCGTTTAACGACTAGACATCTGTTGTATGGATTGGCTAGTATTGGGGTGTCTCAAGAAAGGGGATACATAATGAACGAAGCACCAACATCTGATGCACTCATCAGCAAAATCCACGAGTTGGATAAAGTCCAGACGCAAGTCGTTAAAGGAATTATCACAATTCGTGAAGCACTTAATCAGCGAGTATCAATTATGACCGAGGCTCAGCAGATTCTCCGAGAAATGGTTAAGTACGACTTGGGCGAATAAAAACGCTCGGCGAATTAAAAAAACCCAACTCAAATCAAAATTAGAAAGAAGTTGAGCGGGACTATCCCTGCGATACCAACTAGACATCTGTTATAAGGGTGGGATATAATTTATTTAGCCAACTGGAAGGGGCAACTAATGAAACTTATCAAACCAGACAAAGCGACTAAGTTAGCATTTACCAAAGATGGATTTAATGGGGATGCAGTTGAATATACTTGTGGCGACTGGCGAATCTATAAGTGCGAAGTTCATCGTTTGGATTTGAAAAATATAAATGTAGTAAAAACTAATGAAGTTTTTTGGACTGCCAGTAGAGAGCGTGTTTACAGAAAAGACGGCTATACTCGTAGCACTAGTTTTGGTTCATCTTCACTAAAAAAACTTCACCAACAAATTATTAATGACGCTCTTGCCGAGCCTGAAAAAATTGCTAGATATTTAGAGCGTGAAAAAATCCGTAAACAAAAAAAGAAGGGCTAAACACATGAACAAAGCAATCAGAATCACGACAGAAAACGAAACAATTGTTTTTGAACTTAAAAGCGACTCACTAGAACAACTACAGCACGCAGTCGGTGGTTATATTCAAGCCATAGACCTAAGCGATGAACTCACGTTATGGTGTAATGAGGAAGGCAAAATTATGAACTTGCCCCACAACTCTCGCGCTCAGAAATTGTGGGATAAAGTTTTTGGCGCTGGCACTGATTATATTGTCGGCGACATCGTGCTTACGGGTGGCGCTAACGAAGACGGCGAAACACTCGGACTGACAGACACTCAAATCACTGACTTCTTGGTTGCTATTTAGCGACCAAGAAATCTAATATCAACTGCGATGAAGACACATCTGGAGCCCCGACATCGCCTTCTACCGAAGCATTAACTACGGTTCTCTTTTTCTCAATAAGTCTGTAGATTTTCTCATCTATTGTGCCGGCAGTAAGCATGTATGTGGCTGTGACTGAGCCTTGTTGCCCGATTCTATGTAGGCGGCTATAGGTCTGGTCCACGTCTGCCGGAGTCCACGGCAGCTCGACAAACAAACAGTCCTGGGAGACAGTTAATGTATGGCCGGTCTTGGCGGCCTGAATAGATAAAACCATCACCGGCGCTTCCTCTACGGATAGCGTCATAAACTTCTTTTTCTGCACCTCTACCTCGTCAACTGACATTCCACCCTGTATGCGCAAGTTTCCATACTTCTTGGCGAGTTCGTCAACAATGTCTCTATGGTGAGCAGCAATAACCACTTTCTTGCCTTCTGTGATATGAGCTTCAACCCACT